GCGTAGCCAAACAGATCGTTGGGCAGAGTGTGATTTTCGTCGACCTCCGCGTTCGTGACGAGTTCGACGGGTTGAGGGTCGAGTTCGTCGCGGGTTCTGTTCGGAAGGTCAGCGACCGTCAGCGCGGTTTGGTAGTAATCGCGCTGTCTCTCGTAGACCATTTCCGGCAGGATTTGAGCCACGATCACGATAGTCCCGCCCGTAATGATAGGCGGAACGTTTACCCTGAGATTGATCATGCCGGCACCGTCCGTAAGGGACTTGTCGAGGTTGGCGGCGTCAGTGGCATAACGCTGGGTCATACCCATAACGCTATCTTGACTGTCGAGCAGGATAGGTTGCCGAAGGGCTTCATCGCGGATGCGAATGCCGCTCAAAAGTTGGTCCATCATCCATTCGTCAGATAGGCCAGCATATTGATTGCGGAGCCTCGCCCACGCGGCCATCTCACGGGCTTGGTTGATCGAGGCGAGCGACATAGTGATGCCGCTTGAAGCGAATTCCGCGTAAATCTCCGAGGAGATCACGCGGCCCGTTCCATCGTCACCGAAGGTAGCGGCAGGCGCAGTAAGAGCCACTTTGTCGGTGTCGACCGTGGCCGAGCTTGGGGAAGTGACAGGCATTTGAGTGCCGTCAGTGACTTGGAGTTCGATCTCGCCCTCGATGAGCGCATCATCGAACGTGGGCTTGACGTGGCGCAGTTGCGAGTGCCGCCAGAAAGCGGGGGCAATCGTCGTATCTTTGGGGGCGCGTTCTGGAATGGAATTCGACAGTTCGCCCGCGACGTGGTTCCAGACAGCGTTGTAGCTCTGGAGATAGTCGTCGTTCCCAAAGGTCGAGTGGAGGCCGAGCGTGGTATAAAAATCCGAGGTGAACACCAGTTGTTCCTCGAACCACGGAATGACGGAGCCGTCAATTTCCTGTTGGCCGTTATAGGAACGGTCAATTGCGCCCATGTCACTGAAACGGGACAGGGCCAATTTAGGCACCAAATACGCCGCAGCTGTAACCCGCACGGGGTTGAGCAGCATGTCCGCCGTTTCGGCCATTTGAAAGTTGAGGTTGATGGTGCCGGAACACGAATCTTCCCGAAGCAGGGGGATGCATTTGACCGGAAGGAAATTGCCGCCGAAACCAGAGGTCACGACAGAGACGCTGTCTTGCCGAATGGTTCGGGGGTGCTGAACGGGCGTAGAACGCCGACTGGGGTCAGCGGGCGTTACAGGTTGCAGCGTTCGGGAATGGTTCTTTTGAAACGTCATTGGGGGTATCCAGTTCTTGAGGTGGTGCCAAAGGGATAGGCAATTGTCGGACGGGCCGGCTTGGGAGGCTTAGGCGGAAGGATGGTCACAGGTTGGACAGCGGTCGTCGGGCGAGTTCCAGTGGGACCGCCCTCGATGACCTTAGTCGCGTCGATCTCCTTTTTGAGTTTTTCGTAGACGTCCGAGGTTATCCGGACGGAAGCCTCGCCGCCCTTAATAACGCGGTCGTAGCCTTCGAGGAACAATCCGGTGACGGCTTGATCCCAATCAGGGCCAACCCTGATACGGCGAATAGTGCCGTCGGGATATTCGATGAGCATATAGAGGGGCGTGACTTTATCGTCGTAGCCACTTGTGCCAGCGAGATCGGAACCGTCGAATTTTATTAACGGGTTCGCGCCCCCGTCGGGAGTGTCCGTTTTAGTTTTCGGGTCGCTTGGCGATATCGGAGCGCCAGCTTGGCGCGTCGTTCTTGGCACCGCTGGCAACCCTTGGCGCGCATCTTCCTGCGCGATCTGACCAAGGCGGGCTTCGAGTACTTCATTTTCAAGTTCCTGAGTTCTGGCCGCGACAGGGTCGTAATGGAAATTGCGCGCGGCGGCTGAAAGACCAGCGGCAACGGCGTCACCTAGTCCAGGCTGTATCGGCGGCGGTCCAATGGAAGGCCCGCCAGAACCGCCCATGGGATAGGACTGAGAGCCAGCGCCCAGAAGGGTCAGAGGATTAAAGCCGGAGGCCGCGGCGTTTTCGATAAGCCCCTTAAGACGCAGTTTTTCCGCCTTCGTTTGGGCGGCGGCGTATGCAGGAATAAATTGAAGGGCTTGTTCGTTTTGCATCTGAATGATGCGGCGTTGATTACGCATTTCGCGCCGACCGAGCGAAGCATAGTCGGCCGCCGAGGGTTTTTCCTGACCGCCGACCATACCCGCTCCAATTTCGAGCGCGGCAGGGACGGCGGCGTTAATGGCGGCTAAAGCGAGTGGACCCATGGGTCGTTCCTTTTGTGAGCGTGGTAAATTGCCCATAACACAGGTTTGAGCATAACTAACACCATTTTTTGAAAAGACGGGGCCCCGCAGCGCCGGATCCGGCGGCTGGGTTTCTTTTCTGTTCTTGACGGGCGCGGCCCGCTTTGGCGCTGTCAGGACGGGTCCGACAAGGCTCAAAGGGATCAAGAGAGTTGCGTTTGAGTTGGCGGGACCACTTCTGCACTTTAGTTGAATTGTAGTAGTTTTTCTTGGGGGGAGTTGGTTTTTTGGAGCGCGGCGAGGTCGCGTTCGTTCCACCCTTTGGGGTGCTGGGGGTCACTGTGGGGTGGTGGGAGTTTTTAATGGGTATAGGGCGCTTTTCCAAGCGAGCGCTGCGCGCGGCATAAGGTCGTTCCCCCCTTATGATCCCCCCCAAGAACGTGAGGGCAGCCTTAGGTGCTTTTTTTACCGGACCTACGAGCCGGTTGTTATGTCGGAAGCGCCCAGCCGTGAGGTCAGGACTTGGGACGCGCGGCTTGCGAGTTCCTCGCGTAGCCGCTTGAGGTGGTGAGGCGGAAGCAGGCTTGCCACCTCTGCCTCGACGGCTGCTAAAGTTTCTTCCGGTGTCGCGTCCACGGGACGACTTAGAACCCTTTGCCATACGGTTTTCCCTTCGTGATAAACGATTAGGCGGCTGCTTTGTGCGCCGATCTCAAGGGAGATCGAGCGCGTAATAGCGAACACGGTGTAACGGATCGGGATATCCTCGAATATCAGCTCGAACCGTTGCAGGTAATCTTTAACGGGGTCGGGCAGATAATCAACGAGGTCGTCGAGAACGTCGAGATATTCGTCAACACAGATCGAGCTTGGGAACCTTTGAAACGGGCGGATTTGCGCCCAGCGATAGAGATACGCTTCAATCATTTTTTCGTACAGGGTCGTCTGCTTGCCGACCGGATAAAAGAACAGATCGTTCTTCTGATTGACGTTGTTGGGGATGGTAAAGGTGGCGCCACCGTCGACGAAGAGGGCCAGCCCTTCGTCGGCGTGTTTCGTGGCGTAGCCGATCAGATATTGTTCGCCGAGCGCTGGGTTCTTGGAATACTTGAGTATCGCATCACCCTTAGCGCTTTTGTTGAGGTAATCCATGATATAGGTGGCGGCCCCTTGCTGGGAGCGGGGATATTCCGCCTGCATGAAGCCGTGCGGCCAGAGCGGATGGTCTATCCGTTCGTCCATGGTTACGTGGGGAGGTGGGGTTTGCCAGTAGATAATCGCGTGAAAGTGGGCGCGGCCCAGCTTACCGCCGTATTCGCCGACCGCGATGTACTTGAATTTGTGGCCTGCGCGGCGAAGTCGCTTAAAGGTCTTCTGAAGATCAGAATAGCGAAGCACCTGCGCGTGGGTGTTTTCATCACCCCCGCGATAGGTGAACGTGCAGAACCACGTTTCGAGACAGGTCTGCTGTTCGGCCAGTAAACGGCCGATCCACATCCGCTTGCGGGCAGCTATACATTCGTCGCATTTGCGGCATTGGGCCATCGTATATTCCCCACTGTAAACCCCGTGGATTTTGAGAGGTTGAGAGCACATGGTGTCAGTTATGCTATAGAAGACAAGGCGGGAGTGGAAAGAGAAAGGAGGGAGGCGCGTAAACGCGCCTCCCTCCTTTCTCTTATTGAAATGTCATTGAGGACATTCGCTAGAGCGAATGAAGACATTCCCGAAACGCCGCGTTGCGACGTTTCTCTGTTCTCCGGCCCCGTGGGGGCCTGCGCGCTACGCTTGCGGTCGGCACTGCGTGCCTGACAGTGAACGAGACGGCTTCGCCGCCCTACGGGCTCCCTGCGGTCGGCTCGTACCCTGTCAGGCACTTGGCCTAGCGTTCCTTGCCGCCTGAGGCGGTCTGCGTCTCTTGAGTTATTCAGGGCGCAGACGCGCCCTGTTCCTCGCCCCTGTGGGGGCTGCGGGTACTGCTCGATAGGTTTCAAACCTGTAATCCTCCTGTTCAATAACTTGGAAGAAGACAAGCGGGTGATGGGGGGATGTAAAACCCCCGCCGCTGTCCGATATGCCGGCAAACAGGACGGGGGTCTCTAAGCCTGAGGCAGAGCGGGTCTAAAGTGGGCTGGAACGTCACCTTAGAACGCTCACAGGCTTCTATCAGGATTTCGGCAAGGAAAGCAGCTTCAATACCTGATAGTTGATCGTAATCATAGTGTTCGAGGTGCACGACGACACCGTCATGCAAATCCCTGAAAGTAACAAGCAACGGAATATTGTGGCGAGCCGCCTCACGGGTCGTCCTGATCAGGAGTTGCCGGAGGATCGGGAAGCGGGTCGCTTGGATCGGCACCGTCGCGCGGGCTATCACCTTCGCGTTCGGGTTCCTCAGGAGTTGCTTGACTTCGTTTTGCTTGACCGCTTGGCGGGTTCGGGTCATTTTCGGCAACCATTGAAGGGGCCACTTCGCGTTTTTCATAGGTTTCCAGCCTTTTTCTGAGTTTATCGCGCTCGATTTCGTTCTGTCGTGCAAGGCGTTGGATTGCTTGCATCTCAGGCGATAGCGGCGCGGGTCGATCGTAAGTGGTGTACTTTTCGTCTCCTTGTTCACGGTTCTGTTGAAGCGCGTTGTCGACGCGCCAGACAGGCCCATCGGTTGCGATCTCTATTGCGGTGTCGGACACCGTGACACGGTGTTCTAGGCCGACACTAACGCATTGCGCTATCCCATCCTCATCAATGGTAGCAAGTACCCCGCCAGTAGGCGTCAGGATGTGAAGCGAGTGGGTGCCCTCCAATTGGAAGGCACCCGTCTCCATCTTGTGGAAGTTCTTAGGCCGTCTCATGAAGGCGCAACCGAGCCATCAATACGCTCAGAAGGAACCTGAGCCTTGACCTTGTCGTAATCGTCGTTGTTCTCACGAAGACCAGCGCCGAAGTAGGTCAGGCCCGAAATACGGACGTTACCGTTAGCCCAAATCTCGAACGGGTCGGAAGAGCTATCGGCGAACACCGCATGAGAGAGGGTGGTCGAAAGGTAGAAGTCGGGACCAAGAGTGGGGTCCACGACCTCAGTTGACCAGATGCGGTTTCGGTTTTCGGTCCAAGCGTCGGAAGCCGAGCGCTTGAAGTATTTGCCGCCGATGTTTGGGGCAACGCGTTGCCAACCGTGGTTGAGCGGAGCGTAGCCAAACAGATCGTTGGGCAGAGTGTGATTTTCGTCGACCTCCGCGTTCGTGACGAGTTCGACGGGTTGAGGGTCG